GCCCGACTTGCTAGACGCCTTCAGATCCGTAGATCCCGAGAGGGTCACTGACCCCGAAGGAATAACGCTCCCTCGCCCGAAAGCGAGAGTTGGTTGTATCGAAATCGGAATCCATCGCCGTAGTCAACGGTGAACGAGTGAAGTGCTTCATACCATTCGGGCAATCGGTAATAATATACCAACAGTCCGGATCGGTAAGGAAGTGATTCACCTTCCATCCTTCAGGGATGGACCCGTTCGTGCGAAGAGCATTGATATCGTTGTCCGCAGTCCCCGCCCGAAGTTCGGAGTCGAGAATACGAGCCGCGACAAACGTGCTGCCCGGTGGGATGATCAGCTTCCGGGGCCGTGTGGCAATCTTCAGGCCACGCTGGTCTCGGAAGTCAGCAATGTCAATCACTGCCTGCTCCAGACTGATCTCATTGAGATCGGCCTGAACTTGGGGAGTGTTGGCATTGAATCCACCGTCTACACGCGGGTGCTGGAGGTTGATCATGGAGACACCATCTCCACTATCGAAGCCATTCGCAGTCGGCAGACCCTGATTCAGCGGAAAAGCCGCCTTGATCTGCTTCGTATAAGACATGGCTCGCGCCAGTGCCTTCGTATAGCGACCAGAAAGCGAGTCGTACAGATTGTCTTCAATCGCTTCCTCTGTGATGGAGAAACCCATCGCAACCGTCTCATGCGTGTATCGCGCCGTCCAGACCTCCTGGGCGGTGTCGTAAGTGATCGCGGAACCTTCCGCTTTCACCGGAGCCTGATTGAATCCAGAAAGCTGGACTTCCTCTTCGAAAGCCCTGTCTGAACTCTCAGTCTCGTAGACCTCCTTGCTCTCGTCCTCGTATTCCTTGTATGTCAAACCAAACAAGGCGTTGAGGCCAGGAAGGAGTTCTTTCATCATTTGTGCTCTTGAAATAGCAGCCATAACTAATTACTCCTTAAAATAGCGGTTTGGTCGCAATGCCAGCCGCAGCGAATCGGACGAGAACATCCGGAGTTGAAGTAGTTTCATTTTCGTTCTCAAGAACGCCCATAGGGATAATGCAGGCTGCCGTGGCATCGGCCACTACTTGAAGTAGTGACAAGCTGGAGTTTCCAGTTGTGGCTGAACCACCGCTGCCCGTGACAAGACACTCCCATCCGATGAATTTCCTATCCCATGCAGCATTGCCTTGAATCGAAAAGACAACACCATCCAACGGAACAACGAAACCGTAGCAAGTACCTACCTTATTAGTAGAAACACCATCGTAGTATTGTCCCCACTTCTGCTCGCCAGCCGCATTTACCCACTTGGCACCCACAAGAACACCAACAGAAAGGGCACTCGTTATGGGCGTGTCGTTGGCACTGATGCCGTTGGCGGCAGTCGTGTTCGCAATCGTATGCAGCACCGTGCCACCATTATAGATAGCGGTACCACGGGTATCATCCTCGATAGGGACCGTAACAAAGCCCCCAGTGTCGTAGCTTGAACCGGCCATCTTCACGGGCCTGAATCCATAAGCCATAATTACTTCTCCTTTACTCAGGCAACGGCCTGAATAGGAGTACTTCTCCTAAGAGCCGTCGCCAAAGGTGACGCGACTACGCCGCTCTGTTTTAAGCAGTGGCATCCTCGCATCCTCTTCACGCATGAAGCTGTTGTCCACACCAGCCATCTGGTCCCCCGCCTCTCTGGAGAGGTATTCAGACTTGGCCCTGTGCTTTTCCACCGGCATCTTGCAAAGCATCAAACCACCCACAACCGCAGCCCCGTCGAATCGATTATCGATATCGGAAAGAAGCTGCAACTCTGGATGATCCTCAAGCTTTACGGATACCCATCCTTCTCGGAATCGTTTGGACACATTCGTATTGTCCGCGTCCCCACGCATGGAGACCCGAACCCAACGAAAGACCCATCCGTCCTGTTTCTCGGGTACCGGCAAAACACTCGGTGGTTTCCAGCTTTCGGTACGAGCCTCCAACTCCCTCGTTGAATGCTCTCTTTTTGCGCGAGGATCCTGATCCTCTTTTGGTGCCAACGTATTCTCATCAACCATTGGTCTGCTCCAAGGCCAAAACTTGTTTGGCGTACTGTTCAGGAGTTACACCCAGTCTCTTTGCGAGAGAAACCTGGGTCTTCGTCAGTTGGACTTTGCGCGGTTTGGCACCGTTGTTCCTTCTTGCTGGTGCCACCACCGTCGAAGGCTTTCGCTGGACCCCGCCGGGACGAAGTGCATTGCCATCCCCGCCCACTGCTACTGTCGTAGTCGCTTCTTGGAACGGCTGTCCACCGAATTTTTCAGGGAATCTCTCTCTCATTTTTGCATCTACTCTTTTGTAGTACGCATCCGTAGACGGGTTGATTCCCTCACCCCCGACTATGGTTTCGTGAGCAGCGTAAGCAAACGCTGTCATCTCACGATCCTTTCCGAACCATTGATTATCTCCGAACCATTTCGTAGCCATTGGATCAGCCGGTGCCTGTTGTTGCCGTTGTTGCTGTGCAGGCGCTGCTATCTCCGTATTTTGATTCGTAACAGGCGCATACTCAGACGCCTTATTTTGTTCGTAAGATGCCTTTGAAAGCATCTCCTGCGCGTCGGCGATCATCTCTGCATCGCCTTCTTCGTGCGCCTTGACTACAGATCTCTTTGCAGACTCAAGCTCTGAGGCTGTTCTGCTCTTCACCTCGTCGATAAGCACTTGCTCACCACGATTCAAGAGTTCGCGAAGCTGTTTATTTTCCTCTGCAACCTTCTGTGCATAGCCAACCGCTTCGGTTTGCATTCTGGAGGCGCTTTCCTTCCTCCGTCTTTCTTCATGAAAATCGTACTTGAGCTTGTTTATCCTTTTCTGCACAGAAGCACTGACGTTCTTCATCTCTGCTTCGTGCTGATCCTCGGAGTGTTCCTCCGATCTTCCCTGATCTTCTTCAGGGACATCATCGATAATGTCAATCTCTACTTCTGAATCTTCGCTCATAGGATTTTCATAACTCCTCTGGGATCATCGACTACCGCCTCGACAGTGTCATCGTTGATCAATCGAAATTCCTGATCACCCACCTGAATCCGTGTTCCCGAGTAAGAGCGCATAATGATGTAATCGCCTTGGTGGCACCATTTGCCTCCTGGGAACTTGTTTCGGTCTTTGTAAGCAAGATCGCCAAGCTTTACGACTAGACCAACGATAGAACCGACCTCTTCGTATTGAAGAACCTGATTCGGCTTGTAAATTCCACCATCGGTTTTGTCTACAGCTTTAGGAACTGCGATCAAGATCTTCCAGCCTTGAGGCTTTGGAAGACGATCCCCTGCGGCTTTCAGTATTGAATGATACTCCTCGATTTCTCCTTCTGACTCCACTGCCGTTACGGCCATCGAACTCCTTTTGCAGCGTTTCCGCTGATAGCGACCACATTATCGGGCGTGGTCGGAACCCGGCGTCCTTTACGGACGAAAATTAACTCTCTTCGTAGTTTGCCAATATCTCAGACAACTCGATCTCAGCAATTTTCAGGCCCTCGATCAAGCCGATCCGATAGCGGTAATCCGCATAGTCACTGGCGAAGCCGGATGAGACAGCCTCCTTCTTGCTCTCCAACTCATCCGCAAGTCTTTTCTTGAGAAGCTCTACGAGCGTCAATTCGGACTACTCCTTGCTCTCCCTGGAAAGCTTTTCAGATTCAAGTGCTATTTGCCTGCCGAACTTGACCCCCTCTTGGAGTTCCTTCCTGTAGGACTCTTGAGACCCAGCTTCCCGTTCGGCAAAGTCCTTCGCCTTCTCCATTCCGGTCTTGACACCATCTCGGAATTCCTCGGACTCAATCCGTCTCCGGTCTGTCTCGTCCTTGATCTTCGCCTTTTCGATATCCGCTGCAATCCTCGCCGCGTCGGTCTTTGTCTTCGAATCGACTTGGGATTCCTTGATATCAAGCTCTCGCTTCTGCTGCTGCAAGATCGGATCTTCCTGCTGAGCGATCTGCTCCTTGAGCCTCTCCTCAGCAATATCCCTGCCAAGGAGCCTTGCTCCCGCTTCTGCCACCAAAGAGGAGAGTCTCACCTCGACATCTTCGGGAAGCGGCTTGTCCGGAGGCGGAAGCTGAACGCCCATCTCTTTTTCGATCTCTCTCCTGTACTTGAAGCCAAGATGCTCAAGCACATGAGCAGACATGGATGCCTCTATCTGCTTGGACTTCGGAGAGTTCTTTATGATCGAAAGCATCTTTGGATCCTTTGCTGAATCCATGTGCGATTGAATGTGGGCTTCGTGATCCTGCCCGATGAAGGCCATTACCGGATCACCCTTGAGTATGTTCATGTTCTCTGAAACTGGATCAAGGGCCTTTATGTCGTCCTCTGTCGGGACTATTTCGTCAGCGTCCTGTATCCCGAGTACATCAAGCATCTGACGATGAAGCTCTGACAAGTTGTAAAGCTGCGGAGCGGTCGATGCCAGTTGCAAAGCAGCTTGGTACTGCATGATTCTCTGAGCCATGGTTGACGAATTCGGATCCGAAACGGGAATCACATCGATTCTTCCATCAAAGTCCTCCGCCCTTAGAACCTCATCTCCATCTACTTCCCACTCGTAATCTTCCGGCATGAAATCCCTTACAACACCGGAGAGTATCTTGAACTCTCTCTTCATCGCGTAATGGATCCGCGCCTGGATTGCGTTCATCACCTTCATGGAACGCTCAATGATCGCAAGCGTTGTGCCTACAGGAGCCTGTTGGTTCATGTCGGAGATCTTCATGTCCGTAATCGATGCGAATCTGCGACCCTCTTCGACAATATTCTGCAACAACTGATGAAGTACGTTCGAAGGCTCCTTGTACGGAAGGAACGTAATATTGTCTCGGATAGCACCGCCAGGGACATCCACATCTCGAAACTCACCCGGCATGATGGGAGAGTCATCTCCACGAATGCGAAGCCCTCTTGCCTTTAGACCACCCGGCAGGTTGGACAGGGTACCGGCATCCACCAACTGGCGAAGAAGGGAGGTTGCCGATTTCGCGATACCACCGATAAGATGTATCAGTCCAAAGCCATAGAACCCTATACCGGGGAGATACTCATAGTGGACGAAGTGTTCACGCTTTGTCTTGAACTCATCACCATCGACCCAGTTCCTTCGAATGGAGAGAACGTGCCCACTTCCTGCATCGATAGTGATCACGTATGGGAGAGCAATTCCACTAGGCTCCCCATTGTGCATATCCTCAAATCCCTTGATGTCCCAGTCTACGTGGATCTCATAGAGCGTGTATCGGTTGTCCGTATCGTAACTGGGGCTGTCACCCGTTAGCTCTTGATACTTCTCTTGGATGTCCCCGTATCCATCGATAGTCTCAGAGAGATCTACATCTCGATAGAAACCAGACACCTGAAGCTTGCGAACATCGTTCGACCCTTTCCTCATCACATGAGAAACACGGTCTGCCATTTCCAGGGAAGGGGCACCGTAGGAAACGATTAGATCTTCCGCAGGGATGAACATCGAGCATGGCCTGCCCATGTTTGGATCCCAGTAAACCTTCCTGAACGCACTTCCCGCTAGTGCGAGGTTGAAAAGCATCTTCTCGGTCTCCGACCGATACTCCGGCATTTCTTCCGTGATCAAGTAGTTCATGTACTCTTTGACACGCGCCGACTGCTTTTCCTTCTCGGCGGTCATCTTGCCCATCATCTTAATCTTGACAGGCCCTGCATTCGGAAAGATCTCGGTGATCGTCTGAGCCTGGAAGCGAACAACCGCTTCAGTCAGTACGGGATGGGCTACGCCACAGGCACCCGGCCAGGGAGTTGTTCGGTCCTCTATCTTGAGGCCGAGTTGGTCGAGGCCCTTTATGTAAGTGTCCTCCCACTCCTTTCGGGAAGTCTTATCCGCCTTGCAAAGACTGATAAGTTCACTTGAGATGTCTTGGAGGCAGGAATCACTGCAATGATCGGCAAGGTTTCCGTCAAAGGGAACTTCCTCTTCCTCGATCAGTTCTTCATCAAAGTCGATAAGAATCCCATCGATAGCTAGCTCATCGGGGACTATCTCAACCTCAAGCGCATTTACGCCCTCCGACTTACTCTGGTCTTCTAGTTCTATCATGGCATCAATCGACATAGATCACCGTGGTCTTTCTATTGGAAGATCTGAAACCCGGCGTGTTCTCTGCTCACCAATCCCAAGCTGGGGTCCAACCCGGTCAACCATTACCGCACTGGCGTCTGCTTGCCTGAGATCTGGAGGAAGGGTTCCCCTGGACAGGATTTCCATAAGCTCTTCTTCTGTTAGGGTCTCAGGATCGATATAGGCTGAAAGAATCCCAATGAAGTTGTTGTAGACATCATCGGAAGAATTCTCAAGTATCTGCATCAGGCCCAGTTCTTCCGAAGGCGACCCTAGTTGTTTAAGGTCTCCTCCCCACAAAGCACCTACCAAGTTGTTGACTTCGTGACCAAGGCCACCTGTAAACGCGGCCATCCCCCCTACTTCTGGATCTAAGGTAGCCTCACGCATTCCTATGAGATGCCGGTATCTGTCAG